AGCTCCGTTCCCGCGCCGCCCCGAGGGGTCCGCCGCCGAGGATACGCCGGGTGGTTTTCGTCTATCGTCCACATGGGACCGTCCCGCGAAACCACGCACGGCATGACCGCGGCCAACAGGTAGCCGCGCTCCCGGCATCGCTCAAAAAGGTGCCGCCTATGGCATGTAATCATGGGAGTGGGTTAACGTCACGGGTTGCGCCGAACGAAATGCTACAGGTAACGCCGTCGCTTACGCCTGCACCCTTCCAGACCTCCGGCCGCGTCACGAGCGCTTTGGGGCCGGGGGCCGCAACCGTGCCAAACTTCCAGCCATCGGGGTACTTAGGCAAAGGCAACAACACTCCGTCGACATAACTGCTCCAGAATCCTTCTATACACTGCGGCCCGCCTTCGATTGTTTCGATGCTTAAGCGGGCACCGTCGCAATTCCCAAAAATCTCAGTTCCGCGATCTAGCCTAATGCCTAACACAGGCCAATCCGGCGGGAGTTTTAGCGTGCCTTTCCATACCAAAAGCTCATCATACAATTCAGGTCTTGGGATATATTCTAGTTCGACCTCTTGATTTAACGCCTCCGCGTATCCGGCCGAAACGCCGGGAATACACCACGGCAACGGGTCTGAATCGACAAACCCGCATAGCTTAACCGTGGCCGTTCTGGGAACATTCTCGCCGCAAACCCAAGGAGGCGGCTGCGGGTTGCAAGCCTCGTGGGCTAGGTCAAGGTCTATGAACCCGCCCTGATCTAGGCAGACATCATTGGGGAGAAAGACTGTCTGGATGTTGTTTGGGAAGCTGGAGTTACAGAAGTAGCAAGGCGGATCGGGCGGCGACGACGAACTAGACGAAGACGAACTGGAAGACGATGAACTAGAAGACGATGAACCGCAGCATTCGCAGTCGCTGCGAACCGTCCGGGTAGCGCTGTTCATGTTCCCTGCCATACCCGCGCCCATATTTTCGTCTTTGTCACAACAAGCTGGCCGTCTTCACAGCTTACATCCGTAACGACTTCCAGCCATTCGCCGGGGCCGAACGAACCCGAGCCCGGCGGCCCGGAGGATGAGCCGTCGCTACTAGGGGGAGCGCACCCGCAAACCTCGCAGCATTCGGCCGCCGTATCGTACGGGCCGCTCACGGGCGTGTTACCGTCCCAACGATCCCCCGATTCGTTCGGTTGCCGGCAAACCGCCTTTGTTTCCTCGCCGTTCGGCCAATAACAGTACCACGCGCCACCGCTCCCGCTAGAAGGGGGAACACAGCCGCAAGCCTCACAACATTCGGATTCCGTACCATACGGGCCGCTTTGCGGGTCCAGACCTTCCCAGACTCCGCCAGGGGCAGACGATTGCCGGCATATCGCCTTTGTCTGGTCCCCGTCCGGCCAATAACAGTACCAGGGCGGCGGCGGATTACATTCCGCTTCGCATTCCTCGCGGGTATCGTGCGGCCCCGAACTAGGGAATAGCGGTTCCTGGCCCTCGCCAGGGGTCCACAAGCCTAGTTCATCATCTTTCGAGTCTGATACATGGCATTCCTTTATCGGGCTCCCGTCTTCCGCCGTGCCGACCTCATAACAGTACCAGCGGCCCCAATAACTGGAACCGTCGCTAGACGTTGAACTAGACGAATCACCGCCGCAGGCCGCCGCGCATTCGGCAGCGGTTTCGTACGGTCCCGATTCCGGGGAAAGCGGTTCCCCGTCATCGCTCGACCCGTCGCCGGGGCCGGGTGGGGTCCAGAGCGCGGCCGGGTCTTCCGGATCGTCTGGAGTATGGCATTCGCGGATTGGGGTTCCATCGGATGCCGTATCGACAACGTAACAGTACCAGGGGCCGCCGCCGGATGAATCGGACGAACCCGAACCGGATGAACCAGAAGACGATGAACCCGATGAACCCGATGAACTTGCGCAGCCGCAAACCTTGCAGCATTCTTCCTCTGTATCGTATGGCCCGCTTACGGGCGTATTCCCGTCATGGCAGTTTCCGGATTCGTTCGGCTCCGCGCAATATGCCTTGGTTTCCTCGCCGTTCGGCCAATAACAATACCAACCGCCCCCCGATGAACTGGAAGACGAACTAGGTTCGCTGGAGGAATCCGACGATTCAGAAGACGAACTGGAAGAAGACGAACTGGAAGACGATGAACTGGAAGACGATGAACCGCAGCCGCATTCCATAACGCGCAGGATTCGCCAAAACGGTTTTTCGCCGTCATCCCGCGGAAATTCGTACCGCGCCTCCACCACCGATTCCGCCGGCAGCGGTTCCGATATGTCTTCCTCGCGGGCCAAATTCCAGAGCCGAACGACCGTGGAAACGTCGCGCAGCGTTTGCGGTTCGTTGTCGCCGCCGGCCGGCGTGAACCCAACGCCGCAGCCCTCCGCCGATTCGGCCGAGGAAAGGAAAACTTCCTCCGCCTCGACTTCCCCGCACGACTCCAGATCCGACAACAGCCGGAAGAACAATTCCTGCGGCGGTTCCTCCGGCCGATACTTCCAGTGACCCGCGCCGGGCCGGCCGCCGCCACGCTCGACTAGCTCGACAGCCCGCGCGATACGCTCCGCCGATTGCCGGCCGAAGACAACGCCCGTTCCCCGCGCAGCGGATTTCCGGGGGCCGCCCATTAGGTAATGCCCCCGAACCACCCGAACGGCGCTTGCGCGTACGGGTTCGCGCCGTCGCCGTCGTTAATGATCCGCGGGAACCCCGGCGTTCCGTTCGGAACCGCAACGCCACCCGATAGGCTCGCGGGTTCCTTAATCGGCTTTTTGTCCTGGCCGAGGATGGCCGCCGTATATTCCCCGCTGCCCGTAGGATTGCCGGCCCCGTCAACGAGTTGTTGATAGCCAATATCCAGCGGTTTCAGAACCCAGGTATCCGAACGGTAGGCGAAATCGAACGTCACTTCCCAATAGACAAAAACTCCGTTCGAAGTGCCCTCCGTTTTCTTGTTGAACCGGCCGCCCTGGCACTTCCACGTACGCGGGGGGCAACCAAGCCACGTATCAGAGTTGATTTTGTTCGTATACCCTTGCAGGGCCGATACGCCGGAATAGTCCCCAAAACACCGCGTCAAACTCACTTGGAAATCGGCAATATCCATAGTGAGATCCGGCAGCGCAATTCCGGCCGAATTCGTGATCGGTTGCCGGTTTATATCCTGCCAACAGGGGCCGGATGAAACCGAACTACCCCCGGTCCACACGTCCGGGGGCAACTTGAAAGGATCCTCATCCCCCTCTTTACTAGGCGTGTAGTACCGAACCGTAAGAAGATAGGATAACAGCGTGTTGCCGCGCGGCTTGCAATCAAATTCCATCGCGAAAACGTTTCCATCGTCCGGATGACTCGCGCCAAACTGGATCCCGGCCGCCTGCGCAATTACCGCCATCGACTCCCGCGGATTATCAACGCGAACGATGAATGAACGCGTATACGTATATGTCTCGCGGAATTTACCCGAGACTCCGCGATCATCCATACTCTCGACAACGGCTACAACGCCCATACAAACCCCTAGAAATTGAATTCGTCTAGGCCGAGATCCAAATCATCGATCCCGTCCCGAATGTCTTCCAAAACGTCAATCTGTTTTTCGCTCTGGTTTTGACGGCCTTCCGGTTGCATTAGCCGGAGCATTTCATTTACGCCGGCCGCCGAACGGGCATCTAGACCCTTTGCCAGCCGGCTTTCGTCAATGACGATTTCGACCGGCGCTTTTTTGGTCGCCTCTTTTTCGTCAATCGTCTGTTTTACCGCCGTGTCCGCGGCATCCCTGGCCGCGTTTATGTCGGCCTTTATGGCCCGGAATGCCGTTGTGACCGGCCCGGCTATATCGTCGCCCGTATCCTCCGCCCGCTCCCCAAACGCGTCCGCGAACAGCCGGCCGGCTTCCGTTGCATTCGTGCCCATAGCGTCCGCGTAGGCCGTCGCCGTGTCCGAAAAACCATCCGACAACGCCCGCGCGCCCTCCGCCAAATCACCCGCGCCGGGAATGTAGTCCGCAACTTCCGCAACCGCCGCCAAAACGCCCGAAATCACGTTCGCAATCACCCGCCCGAACGTATTTCCGACAAGCTCCAACACCTTAAACACGCCCGCCGCGGCGCTTATCGCCCGCGAAAACAGATCCACGACCGTTTCCCAGTAGCCGCCCACGTCTTTCGCATACCGCCAGACCTCCGGAATGTTCGCAATAAACCAATCCGCCACGCCGGCCAGAAACTCCGCCCCGGAAATCAACGAATCGGCAATGGCTTCCCCAATGCTTTGCCCGCCAAACCCCGCCACGAAATTCGTGAACGCTTCATTCAGCGCCGTAACCGCCGGGGCCAAATTCGCCACAACTTGCGTTACAACGCCCTCAATGGCTTTTTGAACCAGCGTGAAACTATCGTTCATGGCCTCGACATTCTGGCCCTGTACGTTCGTGAGCGCCAGCCCCAGGCGGTCCGCCATTTCCATAGCCTGCCGGATACCGTCCGCGCCGCCCGAAAACATCGGCAACAGGTCCGCCCCCGCCTTACCAAACAGAGCGATAGACGCGGCGGCCCGCTCCGCTTCCGTTGGCAGGGCCGAAATAGACTCCGCGATAGCTTGGAACCGCTCCGGGCCGCTCATCCCCTGGAGATCGGCAACGGATAGGCCAATCCGGCCAAACGCGGCCACGGCCGTTTTCGAGCCCTCCGCGGCCAAAACAAAAGCCCGGTCCGCTTTCGTCATCGCGTTCGCGATTTTATCGACCGATACCCCGGCCAGATCCCCCGCCAGCGCCAGCCCGGCAAACTCGCCGTAGGTGGAACCCGTCCGGGCCGCCAGTTTCGAAATCTGGTCGATGGATTCCGCCGTGGCCGCGCTCATCCCCTGGAGAGAACGAACGGCGCTTGAAACTCCAGACGCGACAGACCCAAACAATTGCGCGCCGCTTATCGCCGTGAGCATCCCCAGGCCACCGCGGAGCCCCTTCACGTCCGCGGCCAGCTTGTCGAAAGCCGACGAGGCTTGCCGGGTGCCCGCCAGTAGGCCGGAAGTGTTCGCGGTGAATACCGCCGCAATCCTAGACGTTGCCGTCATCGGGCCGCCTCCCGCGCGTCTAGCTGCGCCGCGAACGCGGGAACCTTCCGCAACTCCGCCAGCATTTCAGCCTCAGACTGAAACGTGATTTCCTCGCCGGTATAGGTGGGGAGGAAAAGTTTTTCGAAATCCGGGGCAACCTTTGCGCCGGCCGCCGCCGCCAACAGCGTTACTTGACGGCCGGACCGCCGCCACGGGTCGCCCCAAGGCCGTAGTTCGTAATATGCCCGCCATTCACGTATAGCATCCATCGAAAGGGTTCCCGCCAGTGAATCAACGTCCGGAATCCCCATTTCGAGAGCCAAACTCAGGAGAAATTCCCGCTCCGGGTTTTCCTTCAGCTTTTTTTTTCCGCATCATCCGCGTATAGGCCGCGCAAGACCGTTTGCCACGCGGCAACATAAACCCGCATAACAAACTCCGGGGGCAATCCCCGAACCGATTCCGCTTCCTCCGCCGGAAACATCCGCGACCCGTCCGGGTTCGCCAAACATACCGCCACCGTCTCCGCCACCAATTCGGCCGGCGGTTCCGACCCGTTAAGCTCGCGGTGCCGCCTTACCAGATCGTGCCATTCCAGAAACGTAGGGGAACGCATTTCGACCGAATCCGCTTCCCCTTCAATCGCCACCGCCCGCACGGGACAAGCCAGTTTCGATAAGACCGTTTCACGACTCAGCGGCATACAAAAACCTTTCCGAACTAGATGAGTTGAAATTCCCAGGTGGCGCGAACCAGATCACCGACCGCGCCGCCGATCCCGAGTTTACTAGGGAACCCCGGATAGCTTACAGATCCCCAGGATCCGGAAACCGAAAGGTTTGCGACATAACCAACCGAAAACGTAGAAACCGCGGGCGAACCGAGGAATTCAAGCGTAATGGTTCCCGGCTTGATTAGGCCCGCCTCTAATTGCATGACGCAACGGGATTGCGAGCCACCGCCGACAACTACCGCGCCCAGGTTTGTAACGTCGTTCGCTTCACAGGTCGCAAGCGTAATATCGAAACGAATCAAGCCGCCTAGAAACTTGCCGTCCCAATAGGCCACCGTCCCTTGCGCGTCCGGGTATAGGCTCTGGAATTCTTTTTCATCCACGCCACCACCCCCTAGGCCGAAACAGGCCCAGAAGAAATAGCGGGCAACAGCTCAGGGCCGACAGGGGATGCCGCGGGGGCGGCCGCAGGGGCCGAAGTTGTTTCCGGCGCTTCAATCCGGAAACTGGCGGTCCCCTTCAAAACGTCACCAACCGCCGATTCAACCTCATATTCCGTACACCATGCCATGCCCGAAATATTCAGCTTTTCGCAGGTAATGGGGTGGGGTTCCGTTGTATCGGGTTCGGTCAACCCGAGGAATGAAACGGTAATCACCGCTTCCGTTCCCTTTGTGGAATCCTCGATAAGCGGCGCGTCTTGATAAACCCGCTTGGTTCCGGAGGCTTGATTGACCGTAGAAACGTCAATCTTGTTTCCTTCAGTATCCGGGCCGCTCTTTTTCTTCTTAACGTTCGTCGCTTCGAACGTCACGCCGTCAAAGATGAAGATTGTTCCCTGACTGTCTTCAATGTCCGCCATTATTTTTCCGCCTCCCGAAAGCGTAGTTCGAACGACATTACAACCGAAAAAGTGGGCTTGCCCTCGCCGGCCAGATCCACAACATCACCGTCCGCTTCATCTACTAAAAAGCATCGCTCTATAGTGACTCCCGCGGCGGTCCCCTTGAAATTATCCACGGCCCGCCGGATGGATTCCGCCAGTTCCTTACCCTCGCCGTACATATCCGCGTAAACCGTCACCGTGAAAGCGGCCACCGGGATGCCCGCGTTGTTCATGGTGGTACGCTCGCGGTTCGTGTTCGTACGCATATAGACCGCGTAGGGCGGAACAGCGCTTTCCGCGGCTTGAACCGGAAACGTCGAAATCCCCGCGGCTTTCTCAATCGCCCCACGTAGCCAGATTTCCGGGTATGCCATTCCTATCCTCGCTTTCTCTTGTCCAAATACTTTTGCAATTCACGCCCGGCCGCTTCCAGGCCGGCCGCTAAATGCAGGTCCATAGAATTCGCAATTCCGGGGGCCATGCTTTGAAACAGCGAACGCAAGAACCAGCGCGGAGAAACCCGCCCGCGGCCGGCCCCCTTGCCGTTCGCCCTGGCCGCCGTTCCTTCTTCCACCCAAAGCGCATGATTTCCCTTTCCGGCCCCGCGGGAAAACGTCACCCGAGCCGTAAAAGAGCCATGATTCACTTTGTTCGAAAACTTCGTGATCGTGATAATGGACCGCCGCAGACGGCCCGGCTTGATAATGCTTTTTTTGCCGGAACCCGCCTGGAACCGGCCGCCGCCGTCCCGCTTGACCGCGGCCCGCGATACCCGCCGGCCGGACGATTTCGGCGTTGCCGCCTTTAAGGCCGGAACAAAAGGCCGGATGGCCCGATTGACCGCCGCCTTGATATGTTTTTTGGCGAGCGCTTTCGGCAGTTGTCCGTATGCCTGCCCCAGGGCGCGGCAATCCCCCGAGTACCGCAACGAATCGAAAACTAGGAAATCGTTCGCCACTAGCCGCGCTCCTCACATGTCAATTCATGCTCTTGTCGGTGCCCGCGCTCAACAATGCCGGAAATGAACAAAATCCGGTTTTCGCGAGACTGCCAGCGGAGCCGCATGGAACCGCGTAGGCCCGGCAGATAGCGCATCCGGACCGTGTGCGACAACTCGCCGCCGGTTTGTTGCCGCCGAACACTTTCCGCGTACGAACTAG